CGCGGTGATGACGGCTTTGACTGGACCTGAGAATATGGGAGGATGTCTCGAAATGATGTACCTCAAATATCAGCTCTACATGAATACTCTAACCTGGAGAAGTCCAGTGGCCAGTCTACCGTTAGGCGGTCAAGTATCAATGTTGAATCGTTATGGCACGTTGCCTGTCAATCCCATCGTGGGTTTGACTTACAACGGAGCTGGGGCTTACGGTGCCAACACACAGGTGGGTGGACATTTTGTCTATCCGTTTGGACAGCAGTCAGGTCAAGTATTTTTCCACGTGACTACCGCCACAATACCGGATGGAGCCGTCTGGTTTGCGTTACGATCAGGATTATTATTGGCAACTGACAGTGGTTCGTCTGCTATGAACATTGCTCAGCATATAATGGGTGTTGCACCTTATCCGCTTGGAATTTACAGTGTATCTATCACAGATCCGTTGGCCCCAGCTGTGGCACCGTGTTGTGACACATTTATACCAATGTCGGGACAGGTATCGTTGACCGGTCAGTCGGGTGATATACATATTCTGCTCACTGTACGCAACCCAGCGAACCCCCCTACGGATGCCGCAACTGCAAACAGTCTAGCGTTTATCAGACCCACAACCGGGCCAACTGCTACTCCGGGAGGAATAGCTCCTGCCTTGGCTGCGAATACTGCGTTAAACGTGTGTTTCCAGGGTGCCGGCGGCTTGATTGGTTATAACGTATGTGACTTTATGTATACCTGGTTAGCCGGCAATTCCCCTATTGACCCAACTTCGTTGTTGAGATATATGGGTAATGTCGCGGCAATGCTGGGTAGACACAAAGACTTGGATTCGTCGTGGGAGAAAGCCAGTCTGTTGTCTAATGTCTACACGCGTATGGCAACCGATCTTGACGCTGCGCGGGCTAACAACTATTATAACACAATAGGTACGACAACTGTTGGAACTCCTATGCCCTGGAACACCACTGGAGTCAATTCAACACAAGTTGAATTTTGGAAGGTTTCTGACTATATGGGTATCGAGCTTGAACGAATGCCTGGTGACTATGGATCGTTCGTGTTTGATTACCCAGACTTCTTCACTGGGTCGTTAGGTTACATGTGGTGGAATAAGATATGTATGGGTATGTATAACTCCGTTGCAGACACAGCTTCTAGACCTCCATTGAGGAGTTGGGATAACAATCCTTTACGTATTGCTTACACTAGTTTCGTTACTAGAGACTACGCCGTTACCAGCGAATACTTGCTGACTTATCTAGGCACTAGTACTGAGACCCTTAACTCTGCGTTTACGAACACTTTTTATCCTAATCTGGGTCTGAAGATTCAAGCGCTGTTTTGCAAAGCTCAGTTCGATAACAGTATTCCAGTTGCTGAGGCGGGATACGCATTGGCTAAAGCCCACGGTTGTATTCATATGTATGCACCCGCGAGAAATGGCTACGGTTTAACGATGTATGAAACGAGGAATACTCCTAAGATTGGTTGGTTGGCTCCGCTGGGTAGTACCTTTGCAGGCACTCCCTGGTTGACTACGACGTTTGGGCTTATGATACCTACAATATTGCCGGACTATATTCCGCAATTGGAGACCAAGTATAAGACAGCTTCGTTTTCACCTTTCATGGGGCCAACCAGAGGTTTGATAGGCTACCAGGCTGCAGACCAGGCGGTGGTTGACCTAACAGGAGGTTGTTTTTCGACGCCGATGAAAGCCTCGGAGCAAGCCTTTACAGTAGCGACGTCTCAAGTCCCTGAGGT